TTTTTTCATTTTCATATTTTATATTATTATTTTCAGGAAAATAATTATTAAAATGTATTTCTTCTGTTAAAAGAGTTGGTATATTATATGTATTTTTAAATATAGATAACATTTTATCAAAAGTTAAATAATCTAATCTTTCATTTCCATAATTATTTATATTTATTATATTATTATTATTTTGTGTATCTATATTATTATTTATTTGTGTTTCTATATTATTATTAGTTATATTATTATTATTTTGTGTATCTATATTATTTTGTGTATCAATATTTTGTGCATTTGGTATTCTAGCATTTATTATACTTCTTGGTTGACAATTATCTTTTTTCATATGTCTAGATTTATTTTGTCTTGTAGTAAAACTAATCATACATCTTGGACAAGTTAATTCATCAACACCTGTACATTTTTTTTCGTGTATTAATAAATTTTTTTTTGTTTTATAAATTTTATTACACTTTTTACACATATTTTGGTTTGGGATTACATTTTGTCCGTTAGGGATTACATTTTGTCCATTAGGGATTACATTTTGTCTTTTAGGGATTACATTTTGTCCATTAGGGATTACATTTTGTCCATTAGGGATTACATTTTGCCCAGTTAAATTTTCAGTAGTATTTTCAATAATTTGACATTTATGTTTAGCGTTTAGATGTCTTAAAAGATTATAATTACGATTTGTTTGATAATCACAAAATTTACATTTATAGTCCATAAATGAGTAATAATAATTTATACCCTATTATAATAATATAAATTATTTTCAAATATAAAATTTATTATCAGAGTTTTACTCGTTTGAGTGAGTAAATGAGTCAAGTGATTTTTTTGGTAAATTTTTTTGTAAAAAAATAAAAATCTTTTTTTTGCAAATTTTAAATAAAAAAAAATAAAGCAAAATAGTAATTAAAAAAATTGATAGAATAAATTTTTTTAATGTAAAAAACATGCTTTTTATATTTTTATATATCTTTTATTTAAGATGAAAAAAAACAATCATAATAAAAAATATATATCAAATGCTGGCGCTAATTTGGCGAGAATATTATCGCGCAGAAAATTATCTCCATTACCTATACCATCTTCTGGACAAAAATCATTATCACAAACATCTACATCTAGACCAAAATCATTACCATCTTTCTCAAAATCATTACCATCTTTGTCAAAATCATTACCATCTTTGTCAAAATCATTACCATATTTGTCAAAATCATCCCTATCACCTAGTTCATCTTCTGTACAATCATCACTAACACCTACAACTACACCAAGACCACAATCATCACCAGCGTCAATACCAACGAAAGCACAATTAGGAACATTACTAAAACCATCATCACCACAATTAGCATCATCTTTAAATACATCAGAATCATCAAAAAATAATATAGATTTATTTTTAGAAGCAATAGAAGAATTAATAAGTGTTTATAAAATAATATTTAATAATCCAAATTCAGTAAAAAATGAAGAATTGAAAAAAGATATAAATATTGTTATAAAATTAATTGGTAAAGAAAAAGTATTATCAGAATTAAAAAAAGCAAATCAAATTATAATAAAAAAGGATACAAAACTTTTAATTAATATGTTAATGGAATCATTTAAAGATACATGTACGGGTTTATTTGGTGCTAAAGAATTAGCATGTACAACAGTTGTTAATTCAAAAAAAATTAATGGATTATCAGAAATATGGGATAAAATTAAAACAGAATTAAAAAAATCATCACCTGAACAAATTGATGTTAATATTTTATTTAAAAATATTAAATTATATTTAATTGAAATATTAAAAAGATATGTAGAAGGTGATAATAATTTATTATATAGTGTTATAAAAAAATTAACAGAAATTAAATTTGGTGGAAAAAAAAGAAAATATAAAACAAAATTAAAAAATAAGAAAGTAAAAAAAAATAAAAGAAAGAAAGAAATTAAAAAGAAAAAAAAGTAGAAAAAAAATATATAATATTTTTAAAATTTTATTTTTAAATATAATAATAAATATATATAATTATTTGTACAACATATCATCGAAAGTTCTTTTTTTACCAGTAGAAAGAGGTTTATAATCAATATATAGAAATTTAAAATCATCAGGAATATCATTAAAATTATCATAAATATTTAAAATAACATTAGAAGCTTTTTGTCTGATATTGAAATCATTAATTTGATGTTCATGTGTTAGATTAGCTTGAGAAATCATAATAATAAAAAAATAAATATATAATAATCATTTTTTTTTATATAATACATTAATAAAAAATAAATTTAAGAATATACATTATAGATAAATTAAATAAATTACTAAAAATGAAATATACACATATGGTAATATCAGGAGGAGGATTATATGGAATATCAATGTTAGGAGTATTAAGATATTTATATATAGAAAAAAAAATAATAAATATAAAAAATATATCATGTAATTCAATTGGAAGTTTATTTGGTTTAATAATATGTTTAAAAATACCAATAGAAGATATAGAAGAATTAGTAAAAGAAACAACAAAAGAAAATTATTATGTATTAACAAAAAAAAATATATCAAATATATTTACAGAAAATGGAATATTTGATATATCATTAATATTAACAAAAATAAAAGAATATATAGAGAAAAAATATAATATAAAAGATATAAATTTTATAGAATTATCAAAAAAATTTGGATATAATTTGTATGTAAGTGCAACAAATATAAATAAATTAAAAAATAAAATTTTTTCAGTAGATAATACACCAAATGTTAGTATATATGATGCAATATCAGCATCAATGGCATTACCATTTATATTTAAACCAATAAAAATAGAAAAAGAATATTATATAGATGGATTATTTACAAATAATTTTCCAATAGATGTATTTAAAAATATACAAAAAGAAAATATATTAGCAATAGCATATAAAATAAAAAAAGAATATGATATAAAAGATTTAGAGAAAGATACAAAAATAAATTTAATAAATTATTCAAAAAGATTATTAAATTTATTATTAAGAAATTCAAATAGAACATCATATACATATTATTTAAATAATTATAAATCAGAATTATTATTAATAGATGAATTATCATTAGAATCAGTGATACCAATAAAAATAAATAAAAATGAGATAAATTGTACATTAAATAATATAGATATAGATAATTTAATATTAGAAGGATTTATAAAAACATCAGAATTTTTTAATCATATAAAGAAAAAATAGATAAATAAAATTAATTTTAATGAAAATATTTGAAAAAAGTATAATAATAGGAGAACAAACATTAAATGAAAATAAAGATAAAAATAAAGATGAGAATAAAGATGAGAATGTTAAAAAAGAAAATGGATGGTGGTATAAATCAGAAAATAATAAAAAGAGAGTATTATTATGTGGAACATATCCAATAGGAACAAGTAATGGATATTCAAAAGTGGTATATTATATATGTAAATATATGGAGAAATATGATGATATAGAATTAACAATATATGGATTTCAAAATGTAGCAAATACAAATGGTGCCAATATAAGAAAAGATATATCAGATAAAATAAAATTATATGATGTAATGGCAAATGAAAAACCAAGAAGAAATGGTTTTGGAGAAAAAGAGATAGGAGATTTTATAAAAAAAAATCCACAAGATGTAATAATTATATTTAATGATAATATAGTTACAAGTGCATTAACACAAACAATAGTGAAAGAATGTTGGGATGAAAAAGAAAATTTTAAATTAATATCATATATGGATCAAGTATATCCATATCAAAAAAAAAATTATATAACATTATTAAATACTTTTTTTGATGGAATAATTACTTTTACACCATATTGGGAAAATATTGCTAAAAAATTAGGTATTAATAATAAAAATATGTATTATTTTCCACACGGTTTTGATGAGAAAATATATTATCCAATAAAAATGGAAATAGCAAGATTATATTTTAATTTACCTCAAAATGATTTTTTAGTATTAAATTTAAATAGAAATCAACCAAGAAAAAGATGGGATATAACAATAATAGCATGGACAAAATTTTTAAATAAATATTATAATGAAAAAGAAAAATTAGATAGAAAAATAAAACTAGTTGTGGGAACATCAATGAATGGATATTGGGATTTAATGGATTTATTTGAAAATGAAATTAAATTTACAGATATACCATGGAATTATGCAAAAGAAACAATAATATCAATTGAACAACCACAACAATTATCAGATAGAGAAATAAATATATTGTATAATGCGTGTGATATAGGTTTAAATACAGCAGATGGGGAAGGATTTGGATTATGTGGTTTTGAAGGTGCTGGACTAGGAAAACCTCAAGTATCATCATATGTAGGTGGAATGATTGAATTTTTATCAGAAGAATATTCAATATTAGTAAAACCTTGCACATCTATATATTTAGATTGTAAAACAGTTGGTATAGGTGGTAAAGCAGAATTAACATCACCTGATGAATATAGTAATGCTTTTTGGAAATATTATAGTGATCCAGAATTAATAAAAGAACATAGTATAAAATGTAGAGAGCATATATTAACACATTATAGATGGGAAATATTAATAGAATATTTTTATAAATATATTCTAAAAAAAATATAAAATATCTTATATATTTAGAAAAACAAAAAAATGAATAAATGTAGTGATGAAAAAATAAAAAAATGTAAATTAATAAATAAAGTATGTAATCCAAATACTGGTAGATGTAATATAATAAAAAAAAATACAAATATAAATAATATAAATAAATGTAGTGATGAAAAAATAAAAAAATGTAAATCAATAAATAAAGTATGTAATCCAAATACAGGTAGATGTAATATAATAAAAAATAATATATATTTAAAAGAAAAAAAATCATTAACAAGTAAAGAAAAAATATCAAAATTAAAAAAAATTTGGAATAAAGTAAAATTAAGAAGTCCAAATCGTAGTCCAAAAAAAAAAGCATTTAAAATTATTATTAAACATTTATTACCATTTGTAACTAAAACATTTACTTTAAAAAATAGAATAAAATATGCGAATGAAATACATAAAGGTTTTATTAAAGATTTTGATTTACAAAAAGTGAACGAAAATAAAAGGATAAATGGCGATGAATTTAAAATTGTAAAAAAAAATAATTATTATGTAAAAAATATTCATTTATATAAAAAAATAGGTACAGATAGTGTTTATGGTAGTATATATAGTGTAAAATATAAACATAATGATAAATATTATAATATATGTGGAAAAATAATGTGTAATATTAGAGATAATATAAATGAAATTGAATTATTAAAAAAAACAACAGAAATATGTTTAAAAAAAGAAACACCACATTTTCCAATAACATATTTTGATGGATATATAATTAAAAATGAAGAATTAAAAAAAAATGAGTTATATTTACCAGATTCTATAAAAAAATGTTCAAATCATAAAGGTTTTTTAGTAAATTTTAATGAAATGTTTGCAGGTGATTTAAAAACATTTATAGATGATAATAAATATAATAATAAAAAAGAATTATTAATAAATACTTTAGAACAAATATTTATTAGTATATTAACTTTTCATAAAAAATTTAATTATAGTCATAATGATTGTCATTGGGGTAATTTCTTATATCATAAAATAAAACCAGGTGGATATATGCATTATAAAATAAATAATAAAGATATTTATATTGAAAATTTAGGATATTTATGGATTATTTGGGATTATGGTTTTATTAATCCATTAACTAAAAATAATAAATTTATTGATTATAGTAGAGTAATCTATGCTTTTATTAGTAAATATGATAATGGATGGAATAAAAATTTAGATTCAGTAGATAATAAAAAAAATAAATTACCTATTTTTAATAGAGGATTAAATATATTTTATGATTTAAAAGATTTAACTTTATTAAAAGCTAATGAATATAAACTTATAGATATATTATTTAAATATAATACAAAAGTTTATATTAAACCACCTAATGATGAAATCATTAATTTAGGAAAACCATATGTAATATAATATATTATTTTATAATTTAAAATTATTAATTTCTTCTGCATATTGTATAAACATATTTATTATATCTTGTTTACTTTTATTACTACCTGTATATCTATCTTTACACCAATGTTCTATATTTTTAAAATTATTAAAATGAATATCAATATCTATATATTGAGTATTATTATTTTCATCTTGAATGCTATATGGTGGCATATAATTACTTAATAATCTACCTTGATTAAAAAAATTTATAATATTAAATAACATTGTATGTGATGTTATATCAGCACTATTTGTTTGAAATTCACCATTATCTGCTTCAATATCTGCAGGTATAGTACAAATTTTTGTAACTAGATAATTTATATTACCAAATTTTCTAGTTATAAGAATTTCAAAAAATCTCATTCTTCCAACACTTGTTTCATTTGTAAATTTTTCATAATAATTTATTTGTAATAGTTTATCATTTATTGGTTTTATATAATAAGGTTCTTTTAATTCTGGATCAATTATATTCATTATTTTCATTAAATCTTTTTTATGTTTTTCAGTATATGGTTGTCTTGTAGGACTTATAAAAGGTTTTTTATTATTTATACAATAAATATAAAAATTATATAAATTAGGTGCATATATACATTCTGTAATATATGTATCATTTGTTTTAAATTTTAATCTAACCATTAATTGCAATTTTGCCAATGGATAATTTTCATCATCAAATTCTTCACTTGTTAATATATCTATTTTTTGATTACATTTATCTTTTACATCTGTACCATCATGTAATATATTATTTTTAATATCTATTTTTTTCATACTAAATATTAAGTCTTTTTTCATAAAATCTTTAACATCTTTTGATGGTGATTTACCTGTTTCTTGTTTTATTAATTCAAAATACGATTTATCCTTTATATTTTTATATGCTGTTATATCATCTTTTAAATTACTATATATTTTTTTAAATGAATTTATAGTTTTATCATCAATATAAACTGGTTTCATTGAATTAATATATGTATATATACTTTTTCCATCTCTTAATATTTTATTATTTGGCAATTCAATTGTGAATTTTTTTGGTGGAGATGGTACTTTAATTTCAGGTTTTTTATCTACATCTTTTATTTTATAATATTCATCAAGTTCTTTAAGATACTCTTTATTAAGTTTACTATATTCTTTTTCTTTATTATTAAATTCTTCAATAAATGATTTTTGTTCTTTGTCATTTAAATAGTTTGTAATATCTTTTAATTCATATGTATTAAAATCTATAAGATTACTATATTTTTTTTGTTTTAATGATTTTAATTTATCTTCATATTTTTCAAAATATTTATCTATAGGATCTTCTATTGTTGTAAATTTTTTTATATTTTCTTTATTATCTACAACTGATTCATCTATTTCTACTATTTTTTTTATATCATTATAAAATTTATTATATTTTTTATAAAGTAATAATATATCTTTTGTCCATTCTTTATGTTCATCAACATTATTTAATTCATATATATATTCTAATATATTTTTACCATTTGATAAACTTTTATTTTCAATAAAGTTAATATAATTATTAAAATAATCACCTATTCTCCATGTTGTAAGCCATTCAATATTTGGTCTTTTTATAAAATCTGGATTTACTAAATTATGCATTATTTGTTTTTCTACTCCAGTAAATATTTTTTGTATTTTTGTATAATTACTATCACCATAAAATGGTATACCACTTTGTCTATCTTTAGTTACAATATTTTTTAAATATTCTATTTCTAATTGTAAAATACTTTTATCTTTATGTATTATATGATCACTATTTTCTAATAATAATTTTATTACACATATTTGTTCATCTGTTAATTCACATTTTCTTTGTGTTTTATGATTTTTCATACTGTAAAAATAATATAAAAAATCATATTCTTTAAAAAATAAATGATTTTTTGGTAAAATATTTAAAATTTCTTTATCATTTTTTTGATATTGTTCACTTAATATTTTAAATGCTTTTATGTAAAATGATTCATATTTTGCTGATCTTGCATGCATATCAGTATCATCTATTGGATTTTTTTCTGGATTTAAAATCCATCTATTTATATCATGTATATCTACAAATGTTTTTTTTTTTTCTGATGATGCAGCAACAGATAATGATGACATAGATTTTTTATTTATAATATCATCTATTTTTGTAAATGAAGAGTCAGGAATATCAGTAAAATCATAATCTTGAAATTTATCAAGATTTTCAGAAATCCATATTAAAATTAAATTATATGTACCTATATCAGAATCAGTGTTAACATTTATTAAATTATTATTTAATAATCCAGGAATTTTATTATTAGTAATATTATATATTTTTAAATTATCTAACCAAATAATAAATTTATCTTTACCACTTAATTCTTCAATATTACCATCTTTATATTTTTCTTTTTTATTATAAAAAGCATCTAATTTTTTAAATAACTCTTTTTTTTTTTTAATATAGCTTTCTGTTTTGGCTCCACTATCCATTTTATCTTAATTTATAAAAATATATTAAATATTTAATAATATATAATTTTATATTATAAAAAATTTATAAAAATAAATTAAGAAATATACCTATTTTTGTTTTAAAGTTTTTAATTCTTCTAATAAAGGAATTAAAACATCAACAGTTTGTTTCATACCTTTATGTAAAGCGAGTTCAGTTAATAAATCTAATAAAAATATAAGAAAAATACCAATTAGAATAAATAATCCAATATTAATAATATTTTTATAGAAAATATTGGTATTATTATTATTATAATTATTATTATAATTATTATTATAATTACTATAATTTTTAAATTGTTCAGTAGTATTATTAAACATATTATTATTATCAGTATTATGATAATGATTATAATTATGCATATCATTATAATTATGCATATTATTTAGATTATTATTATAATTATTTAATTTATTAGTATTATAAGAATTTAAAACAGGTTGAGGAGTAATCATATTATTATTAAAGATAGGTTCATGTGTAATATTAATATCATCAAAATCAATATTATTAGGATTTAAATGTAAATCTTTTCTATTATCATTATGTTCATAATTTAAATTAGAAACATTATTATTAAAATTATGAATTAAACCGGAATTTTTAAATTTTTTTTTAGGAATAATATAATAATCATCAGTATTAAAAGATAAAGGTTCTTGTGTTTTTAAATTATATTTTTTATTCATATAATCATGACGTAAATTATCTTCGTGTTTATTATTAAAAGAAGGTTCGGTAAAATCATTAACATTAAGATAATTATCTAATTCTTCATCAAAATAAGGTTCAATATTATCAACATTTTCTAATCTGATTTTATCATAATTTTCATAAATATTAATTTTATTTTTATTATTAATATTAGAATTATTTAAAGAAATAGTATTATTTTTTAATTTATCATTATTATTTTTATATTCAGAAACTTTTCTATCTTTAAGAAAATTTTGATAAGCATTATTATAATTTTTAAGAACATTTTCAGAAATAGGTAATTTATAATGTGGTGGTTGAATAGGTTCGCAATGTTCAAAATCTTTTTTATATTCATGAATTTGATAATTTAAATCCTGTTCATTATTATTAGTATTATTATCAATATTATTATCAATTACAATATTATCTTTTTTCTTTTTTTTATTTTTTTCAATTGAATCAGAACCATATGCCTCAAGTATAGTTGCAAAATTCATCTCCTTTAAATGTATATAATAAAATTATATTCTCTAATATACATAATGAAAAGAAATAAAAAATAATATAAATAAATAGAAAGGTATGAAAGAAGTAGATATTTCAAAAACAGAAACAATATATGAAACAATAAATAAATTAATTAAAGGTTTATTAACAGGTATATTATGTGGATATTTAATAATTTATTCACTAAGACCATCAGTACCAAATCCAGATTTTATATTAGATATAATAGAAAATAAATATATATTTATACCATTATTTATAATAAATTATTATTTATATGAATATGATAATTTAATAGGTACATTATTTCTAATATTTATAATATCATTAATATTTGATTATTATATATTTATAAGTAAAGGATTAAAAACGGTAGTATATAGTAATATAAATTATAATAAGAATGAGAATATAGTAGAAGAATTTTATACACCAAAAGAAAAAATAAATAAATTTATAGAAAATTTAAAAAATGTATTAGAAATATAAAATTAATTATTTTTTAAATCATTACCATTTTTTTTAACGTCTAAAGGTTTATTCCAATAATAATTGTAAGATTTAGTTCGTACAATTCTAATAATTCTAGCAAAATAAATAATAGAGATAAATAAGAATAATAAAATACCAATAGTACCAATAATATATGTAATAGAAGGTATTTTATATATTATAATAAATATTAAAATAAGTAAAATAGTTAAATTAATTAAATAATTAATAGTTTCAATGTTATATTTAATATCTCT